TGTGTTTAACACGGGTCTCGGGCTTTTGGTTGGTTGGCTAGACCCGGATTTCCAGGGACCTGGGTCCGAAAAGGACACCCTTTTTGGAAATGACTAGTGCCATGTCGGACTCCCCATCGTAAACAGACCCTGTGTGAATATCAACTTGTTGCGAGTACCGTCCCGGCGCTCAACCCCCGTCTCGTATTCAGACGGAAAAAAATCATCTGTTGTCTCAATCTCAACCTCTGGAATCTCACAGTCGCTGACGAGACCTACAGGTGTATACTTCAGTAGATGAAAGGGGAGGACACATGGACCTGAGAAAAAGTTGAGCGTACCATCACCCTGATTGTCTGATATCTTCATACCACCAACCCATAGCTCTATATTACACGGCTTGACTTCCCCCAGGATTCTGAGACTCTTCATCGGCTTGCTAAATTTCAACACTTTTGTGAAGCGATCCATATATCTGATACACCTTATATTTTTATCCCTAAAAGTCTCAGAGTATAGTATGAAGAAGTGTTGTGACGCAAAGCCTGGCAACAAAAAGTGCATACGAAACTCGGACAAGAAGATATTTAATCTCCCGCGTAAATTTACATTGGCTCAGTGCATGAAGCCTATCAAAGGATTTAGTATGAGAGCTAGTTGTGCAGCTTTCCTAAACTGTATATGATCGACTCAGCCAGTCCATTGACGTTCTCTCTGGGTGAAGCTGGTACCACCCCTGACCAGTATAAACATCGTAAACCATCTGAAAGTACTCCTCGTACATGTCAGTAACCTTATCCAGTGAAAAGTTGTTCATCGCCCAGTCACGGCAAGCCTTGGGGCTAATCTTGTCAATGTTCTGGGCGGCCCACATCATATGGTCGAATGTTCTGCACCTGTAACCCGTCAGACCATGGATGTTGTTCTCAGCAAATGCCCCCCAATCTGTTGTGATGATTGGGGTACCTGACATGAGATGCTCGATAGAAACCCCACCAAATGGCTCCACATACTGAGTCAGGACAAAAGCCGCCTTGGCTCGTGACATGAGCTTCTTCCGAGTCTCGACATCTGCGTAGCCTATATGTGTCACGTGTTCTGGCCACTCTTTCAGTCCAATATTCTCTGGACCACCCTGCCCAGCCACAATCAGACGAACACCAAGCCTTTGAGTCACATCAATCGCCATACCAACACCCTTGTCATCCAGGATTCTACCCACAAACAAAAAGTAATCCTCCTTCTTCTCCGGCTCGTACTCAAACTCCTCTGGGTCAAAGTAGTTAGGGATGACTGCGTGGTACCAACTCACCTTGCACAAGTCTGCGTTAGAGGCGTGTAGAATAGCGTAGGATTCATAAATGCGCCACTTACAGAAACTCGCACCAGGGGCATAACCAATTCCAGGCTCTACGCAAATCATATCTTGATTTGCCATGCAGATATCAAAGTGGCCATAGCCCCAAAAGGCGAGCAAAAAGTCATTCGGCTGCTTGCGCTTCTGAAGCTCCGCAATTGTATTCTTATTGAACGTCTGGTGAACCTCGTCGGATGCGTCAAACTTGAAAAACTCCTTCTTCCAGTTGTAGTTGTACACCCTGTCATAAACCTCAGCTGTAATCACCGTCACATGCTCTGAGCAAACAACATTCGATTTCTCGTGACCATAATGAATAACAGTATGTCCTCGGGCCACCATCATCTTGCAAAACTTGACCACCTTCTGGGTGTAAGCGCAAGCATTGTACTCCTTTGAGGTGATGGTATGTTGCAATCCAAGCGCGTGAAACCGCATACATAAAAGTCGACTGATATCTTTAATGTATCGAGACTATAACATCATTGTAGTGACTCCAGCTGGTCGGAGGTGCTATCTAGAGATGCTGATACCGCAAATACGGAGTTTCAGTGAAGTTGTAGATGAATACCATATATGGCTAAATACCAAATGTAAGGAGGATATCGAGTACATAGAAGATATAGAGTCTGACTTTATCAAGGTTAAACACCTTCCTACTAATTCTCAATGTGATGGTATTTTTTCGATCCATCACTTTTATAAAGAATGCACAGATAAATCCACAATCTACGTACGATTCGACGATGATATAATCCTAGTTGATTCACTCGAAGCATTCAAGAAGTTTCTCGACTTTCGTATCGACAACCCTGAGTATTTCCTGATATTCGCCAATATCATCAACAATGCATGCATGACTCACGTCCATCAGAGACTGGGTTATCTAACTGGTGAGATATGCAATTATAACGTTACTGATGACATTGGCTGGAAGAGTGGAAGTTCAGCTGTGTGTCTTCATCATCAAGTCTTGAATAAACTTGAAGGTGAAAATGATCTAGCAAAGTTCAGATTTGACGGGAGATGGATCCTGATGTACAAGGAAGAGTTTTCAATCAACTGTGTATCATGGTTTGGTAAAGGTTTTAATGGTGTGGTGGGTAGAGTTGAAGAACCATTCCTGACTAAAGAGTACACAAGGCTACATAACACAACAAATTGTGTTTACGGTGGATTCTGTGTTGTACACTACGCATTTCACACTCAGCGAAATACCGTCGACCAGTTTGATATATTGTCTAAATACAAAAGTGTAATTAAAAGGCGTGAACTCACCTAATCGAGATGATATATGAATTTGGAATTGGTTTACTTATGGGGTTGTTTATACGAAAGAGGACAAGGACTACAAATTCTTCAACTCAAACTCATGACCTCCCAGATTGGTCAGACACCAAACCAGTCCTCATTCCTTATCATCATCGTCTTCGTCCTTGGGCTTGAGAGCATCATAGACTACACGGAAGGCGTGAGCCTTGGCCGCCTTCTGATTGACGTTGACATCGCGTACGTCAATGGCAGCCTCGTACACAGAGTTGTACGTGGCAGTTCCCTCAATCTCAGACTTGATCTCCTCACGAAGCTGCTTCAGCTCCGCCTTCATAGTAAGCTCACGCTCGATCAGCTTGCGAATGGTAGACATTATGTATTTATGTATCAAAATCCTTAAGTGTATTACACGAGATATTTGCGAATAAGCTCCATCAGTTCCTCCACGCTATCAGAGTCCACCCCCCACTGCTCCATAAAGTCCGTGACCTCCTCCATTTTTTCCAACAACTCCAACCCGTCGCCGGCCAGACCTAGCTTGATCATGTGCTCGCCGATGCGAACCAGAGCATCAACGTGCTCAAACTCCCACCCATACTCCATCGCCTCACCTTGCACCTCATCCAACCACGCGCTCAGCTTCTTGGAATCCATTTGAGTTGGTGAAGAGTCGCCACTTATACCTGCGTGATATTTTGGCACTCTTTTTAAGAGCGCTCAGTGGTGATACCGAATGTGACAGTAATGTATGGGGTTACACAGCTATAACGCTTCGAAATAATACCCAGCATATCATTCGTGTACTTGCGAATCTCTGAGATTTCATCGCACCCCTCAGTAAACTCCTGCACAGTACGAAACCCTACAATTCGCTGCATAATCTCAGATGACACCAGCTGATACGTATTCAGGACATTCACAATGTCGGTCGCCTTCTTGACCGCCTTGTCCTTCTGCTGAATCTTCTGCTTGAACACTTGCTCAGGGATGGTCTTCATCATATACTTGATGCGAAGATCCAGGTTATTTGGTGGGGCGGTATTGTAGTGAGGAATTGTGACGTGTGCAATGTGCCAGTGAAGTCGGACAACATTCTGGATAAACTGCTTATCACCGATATTCAGCAGTTTATCTGTAATCTGACGATCAGAAGGCATACCGCCACAGGGGATGTCTCCAATCTCGCGAGCCACTCGGCCTCGAGTGCGGTTATATTCATAGTAGTGAGGGTTGTGGATACGGCCCACCTCAACCGCTCCAGTCCGCCAGCTAAATGCTGTAGCGCACTGGGTGCACCACATCTGATCACACCCCTCAATCTTGAAGATCATCGAGGCGCACTTTGGGCAGGGGCGAGAGTCCTTGTCAATCATACGAGCCGTCTCGAGACATTCAGGCTTGCACACGTGCCCAACCTGTTTATCAAGCCCTATGACATCGTGACAGTCTGGACAGGTCCAGTTTTCGCACACCCCACACTTCCACGCAGTCGAAAGAAACCCTGCACATCCGTTATACGGGCAAGCCCGGATAAACTTGCGTGCCTCCTTCCGGTTCTCAACTCCTGCATTCCTTACAGTGGATATCATGGTTGAAATCATAGCTTGCGTGTTGAAATCCAGCACAGCAGATTCGCGCATCGCATAAGACTGCCTCGTGCGCTCGAGCATGCACTCAAGATGGTCATCTGTCCCAATCTCAACAGCTATAACAGCAAGAGGCTTTGAGTTTATCTGAGCAATCTTCTGATCCACCTCTAAAATTCTCTTTGAAATCTCAACAGCCTCCTGTTCAAGTCGAACAACCTTGAGTCGGCGCTCGACATAAGGCTGGGTCTCTGGCATCAGGGCTCGCTCTCGCTCAAACAGTACATTCTCACGATGAGTCTTGTACGTCTGCCGGACAAACTTCTTGCTGAGTCCGCACGAGTCGAGTACATCTTGGGTCCACCCAACTCGGCAGCTCATGCAGTGTGGATCTTGAGTGCTTGAGCACAGATAAGTCTCTGTGCACGAAGAGCATGCTACCGCTTGACACGTCGGGCACTTGACTGGACTTCTGGTACTCTTGTTGAATGTTTCAATGCATATGGAGCAGCTCATCTTAGTATAAAAGGGATCTTAATCTATAAGTTTATAACATGGCTCTTGTTGGTCTTGTAGGTCGCGCGCGTGCTGGGAAGGATACTGTGGCGGGACTTTTGGGCTTGCCCATTCTGAAGCTTGCTCAGCCAGTCAAGGATGCGGTCCGAGTGCTCTACGGCTGGACAGACAACCATATAGAGGGACATCTGAAGGATCTCAGAGACCCTCGTTTTGATGTTACGCCACGCGAAGCGATGGTACATCTAACAAATGTCATGAAAAAACTTCACGGACCCAAGTTTTTCTCACATCGATTCTTGGAGGATTGGGACGGAAAATCAGCAATCATTACTGATGTTCGGTACCAAGAGGACCTGGATGTACTTAGTAAATATGGGGCTGTGTTTGTGCGGGTAGAGCGCCAAGGGTGCTCGAATCACGCTCACGAGCTCCCAATCGATATGCTAAAAGTTGACTATGTCATCAATAATAATGGAACAATCCCAGAGCTAGCCGAGGCTCTGACAAGCCTGAAGAGAGAACTCAAAGGTCATACTCTCGCGTCTCGAGATCGCTAAACCAAATCAGTTCATTTGCAATGTGGCGCTCACGCTCCTGCTGCTTATTGTAAGCCACCTCAAGGTTGTGAACATCATCCCACGCCATCTTGCACTCGGTGGTGTCCTCATAGTTCAGGCATAGATTCTTGGTATGTTCAATAGCCGCCTTGATATGCTTTGGCTTGACCGTCTTGCGGGGCTGGTTGGGCTTTGCCATACACATAACTGGACTCATGAGCATCATTTACTCATATATGGCTCCATTATTTTATACCACTTATTCTCCTTCTGGAGTCGGCGCTCATGCTGGGAATTGATCATATTCATGTGCTTTGTCCGGACACTCTGTGGTATCGTGTACTTTTTGTACATCTGTGACATTTCATCGACAAACATGGTTGGAACCTCATTCATATCACTTATGTACTTTTTCATATCATTGGGTTTGAACTCCTCTTTTCTATGAAAGAGACCCGCGACTATATTGTCATAGTGACTGTGAATATGATCGTGTAGATTTTTGAAAGCCTCTGGACCACCTTCAAATGACACATGTCGGTTGATAAAGTCCTGACACTCTGACTTTGTCGATTCGCAAAACTTGGCATCCTCGTCAATGTACATTTTTCGCTCATTGATGGGGATATATCTCTTTGTTCTGAAGAATAGCCACCAGATGATGAGTGCGACTCCCAGCAAAATAAGGTACTGCTTCATTATCTGTACGCTATACTTTTTATCATCTCGGAAAACCCATCACCGTCTGGCGCCTTGTACATCTCAGCATCGTATGCTATGTGGAGATGCATGAGGCTGATATAGAACCTGATACATTCAGTGACATCTAGGTGTGTGCACGTGGGGCTGGGCAGCTTGTTCAGCCAGAGGTTGGGGTGATGCCTGATCCAGTTGGCTGGAAACTTATGAGAATGTTTGACAAATATGTCATACTCGCACGCCGTAATGAAATTCTCATCAGCAGCCATGTATAGAATCTGCTCTGTTGTGATTAACCCATCTGGGTCTGGGTCATCAAATGAATGTAGGGGGGGCGATGGAGTCTTGGGTGGCTCAGGGGTGCAGAATAAACTACAAAATCTCATCTTGGCAAGAGTTAATGATCTTTAAGGTCAGCACCTTTGTTTTATTGGCGGTTGCAATCTTTTTACTGTTCTCGAGACAGGTTATCGACAAGCCTGTGGAAATCAGGGAGTCACCTGTTCACGGGAGGGGTATTTTCGCCCGAAAATGCTTCAAGAAGGGTGAGGTGATTGAGGTGGCTCCCACCATCAAGTACAACAAGGTGGATGAGTTTACATCCAAGTCGGTCCTGACTCACTACGATATACACTATAAGGATGCTCACGCTCTTCCGCTGGGCTATGGGGCTCTCTACAATCACGCGGATGATCACAACGCAGACTGGCACTGGGACGAAAAGGGGGACTTGGTGATTGAGGCGAACAAGGACATTCAAAAAGGCAAAGAAGTGTTTGTGAATTACGGGGAACAATATTGGTCTGTACGTTCAGACAAGAAGTAGATGCACTGGCCGCCAGACTGGCTCCTGGAACGCGACGGGCTCGTCACACCAGTGCAGCTTGGGCGCGCGCGCAGAAATGTACAACCCCTCCTCCATCAGCAGGTACTCAATCTCTTCAGGATCAACCCCCATGTCTCGCAAGATTCGGAAGGTTTGGTCAATGTCCCCCAAGATGGTGGGCAGAAACTCCTCCATCCCATCCTCGAAGACTTGCTCGCAAATCTCGTCAATGCAAGTGCCCAGCGACTCGGTGTACTTGTCCTCCCAGCTCTTCTCGTCCCAGCTCTCCTTGAGCTTGGTCAGCCCCTTGAAGCAGATGGGCTTGCGGCACATGGGGCAATCCTTGTTGCACGCCTTCTGATACCAGTTGGTCAGGCAGTCCCGGCACATGGAGTGGCCGCAGACCATGCGGACCGCAGCGCACTCCTGGAAGCAGACGGGGCACTCCATTTCAGGATTTGAGTTGGTTTCTGGAGTGCGTCCCAAACCTGGGTCTTTAAAATTCACCAATTTTAAATGTCCTTTGAGGTCTTCACCAACTACCTACCACCAGAGCTGTTTGGCTATATGAGATCAAAGTGTGAATGTCTTCCACTCAAGGTGACTGCCAAGGGTGACGAGCGCTACATAGACACGGACTTTAAGGAGACTCTGGAAAAGGTCCAGAAGAGTAAGGATGACTTCAGATACATATATAAGCGTTCAGACTCTACAGCAGTCCCAGAGGATGTCAAGCAGCTCATCAATCTTGACATTGTGACGTGCTTTGTGAGCTGCTATGTACCAGGAAGCTTCCTGACGGCTCACCGGGATGGGTGCAAGGGGGACAAGGCGTTCATATTCTACCTGAATGATGTTCCGGTGGAGGATGGCGGGGCTCTTGTGATTGATGGGGTGCACCGTGTTCAGCCACGAGCTAATATGATGGTTGTGCTCGATACTGGCATGCTCCACGAGGTGATCCCACTACTGCAGGGTGAGAGGTGGGCTGTAGCTGGATGGTTTAATTGTATAGACTGATTAGAGAATGAGTCTCATTATTGTGGATAACTTTTATGAGGAACCTGACTTGGTCCGTGACTTTGCCCTCACCAGAGAATACGTCGTCCAAGGTAACTATCCAGGATACAGAACTGTTTCTTATGCTACAATCGAGCTCCGTGACAGGATTGAGAAGATTGTGAGTCCTTTTGCAAAGATTTCTCATTTTGATATAGGACCTAATACTTACAATGGTGCTTTCCAGTATACAACACAAGACGGAAAATCATGGATACATCAGGATGAAACAACAGACTGGGGTGGCATAATATATCTTACACCAGATGCTCCATTCACTTCAGGTACATCTTTTTATGAACCGAAGATCCCAATGACGTTTGAAGAGGGGAACTCGTGGGGTAGAGACTTGACTAAATGGAATCTGATTGATAGAATAGGAAATCGCTATAATCGTCTTATACTATTCAATTCAAAGCGCTGGCATATGTCAATGGACTATTTCGGAAAGGGGCTTGCAGATGGTAGACTCTTTCAAGTATTCTTTTTTTCTACACACGATAATAATGGGTCTACTAGTTCCAACTTTAGTACTTAATGGTATTTCACTATGTAATGTATATGTCTCAATATCACGAGACGTGTCACACATACATTTCAATCCTTCAAATGACCAAATTTTCATTACAGGTACATACTCTGTATACAGAGATCGTAATACAGGTTCTGAATCAGACATCAAAATACCATATTTTTTAACATCCAATAATCACATTAGTGCAGGTGAATTGATATACACAAAGCTTAAATCTATATATCCTGAAGCTGTTGATATCCGAGAAGACAAATATGAGCAGTTGATTGCAACGGATACAGAGGTTGTTATATGAAAGCCTGACCTTTCAGTCCATAGACTGCAGTCTATGCAAACGGATAAGATACAATCACAATTCCTGAACCTCCGTTCCCTGCCGTGTTGCCGGAGCCGTCACCGCCATGCGCCCCTAGGCCACCATTTCCGGTATTTGCTGGTTCATTTGTACGATCCGAGGTTCCGTTTCGCGCTCCTCCATTTCCTCCAGCTGCGTATGTTACACTTGTTCCCGAAATAGAGCTAGCTCTTCCAGCACCACCCGCAGCGTTGGTGTTGGATCCTCCCCCCGCGTTGGCGCCGGCTCCTCCTGCGCCTCCGCCTCCACCGCCGCCCGGACTATTGGCGTCATTAGCTGAACTTCCACCGGCGTTTCCAGAACCAGTTGCGGTTTTAACTGATGCACCGCCGTTACCTCCTCGAGAACCGCCACCACCCGAGCCACCTGAACCTCCGTTCCCACCCGTGGTGGTGCTGGTGAAGCCACCCCGACCACCTCCGTTGCAAACAATAATACTCCCGAATGAAGAATCACCACCTTGGAATGAGGTGATAGCGGTCTTTGTACCTCCGGCACCGCCATTGCCAACCGTAACTGTATAAGTTGTTCCCGCATCGAGAGCAACACTTCTCGATACCCACTCACCACCACCACCACCACCTCCTGCAAACCGGTTGTCTCCATTGTGACCTCCCCCACCACCTCCGCCAGCCACAACGAGGATTGTGGCGGTTCCGTTCTGCGTACACACAAACGAGCCACTGCTTGTAAATGTATGGATTCTGTTGACTCCGGAAGTTGTGGTAGTGTTCCCACCCGTTCCTCTGACTCTTGATGTCCTCCCCTGTAAATCATTCATACCTATAGCAGCGGTAGCCCCTGTAGGTATGGCGGGCGTCACCGGTGAATATGAGCCAGCCACAAACCTAAAGTTCGCCCCGAGACCCCTCGATGGTGTATTAATCGTTAAACCAAATTCGTTCGCGACATTTGTAAAACTAATTGCCCCAGTTGGGGTTGGCATTCTAATGTATAATAGTTAAAAAAATAAACTTCTGTATACATATGTCTATCCTTGCACCGCCAGTGAAGCCTTTTCGCCCCCTGAAGACTGGCCGCTCATCAAAGGTGGCGTATACAATCAACAAAACTCCGAACAGAGTCTACGCCATCCAACCAAAGGATAAAGCCATGAAGATTTCAATTGTGAGTTTTATGCGGGCAGAGGATGCCCAGCTTGTCGCGAGCATGTTTGAGGAGTATCGGCGCCGAACATCTGAATGGCCTGACACATTGAATGACCATGACGATAGCCTCATTCTACCGAGTAATGGTAGCCATATCCTAGAGGACCTTTCAGTTATCAAGTGGGACGTGGACGATCTCAAGTTTTACTGCTGCAATAATATGATGGATCTCATTACACTCTCTTCTATGAAGAGTACAGACAAGGGGTTTAGTGTTCGGGGTGAATCGTACCTGTTTGATGCGCCACTCGAGTTTTACAAGGAGCGCTTCAGTGAATTATACCATCTGGATTCCCTTGCATAGGGGTCTCGTCCTCCTCCATCTCTTCGACGAGATGATCAATCTCGTTTACAATATCCCACAGACGGTTTTCCGTCTCATCCATGACACGCATCATCTTGGTGTTGACAGTGTCATTGATGAGATACCAACCCTGCTTAACGCGTGAGAGCGTCCGACTCAGAATCGTACACGTATTCTTGAATGTCAGATTCTCATCGCCCCAGATGCGCACAAACTCCTTGCGCTTGGTCATGTCGACCAGGTACTTGACCGGGTTTGCGTGGAGTTTGTACACCTTCGGGATGTACCGGATGCCAAGGGCCGTGTCACGCGACACGTAAAAGAGGTTGCACGTAAAGTCGGTCGACTCTTCGCGCCGCCAGTCCTCGAACGATCCCTCGTACTTGCAGAGGTCGAGGTGAATCGTCCCGTCGACAATTAGCTTGACCAAGCGCCGGATACCCTGTGACATGTAGAGCCCCTCAGGGTGACTCTTGTCCGAGAAAATCTCAACATCGTGTTCCTGGTTGAGCACCCGCATAAACATATGCATAGGCGCGTCTTGTGGGAAGCAAATGTCAATGTCCGACGCCTTCTCCTTGCGGATCACAGTGTCCCGGACATAGCCCCCGAAGACCCAACCATCGAAGCTGAGAGCGAGGTCGACGATACGGCCCTCAGCGTCCATTGTGTATGGATCTTCTTAAATTTTTAAACCTGGGATTTTTGAACTCACACTTTTTAGTTGTCTGGAATGAAAGCTTGATGCTCGAGTACTGCCTTGCAGTACTTCATTGCGAGACAAAAGTGAACATGGACCCATTCGAGTGCATCCGAGTGTCCAAACTCCACCTTCATAGGATTCATCTGGATTTCAGCAACCAAATCAACCTTAGTCTCTGTGCCGTTGAAATAGCTAGCTACTGCAATCATATGCTTGAACCACTTTACATGCTCCTGGTTCTCTGGATCGAATGCTGTCAAGAACTTTGCCGAGATCGACATTATACTATAAGCCTACAACTTCTTTATTTACCACAACCGCAGTACTTCTCCTTCTTTGGCTTGTTCAGTATCAGGTATGCAACGGCAGCGACAGCGGCAATAAGCATCATAGTGCGGGTATCAATCATTAATCTTCGTCAACATAAGATTCCTGATCCGACTCCACCTCTTGCTCTGACTCTGTATCCTCTTCCGATGATGGAACATAGTCAGAGTCAGAGTCGCACCGAACAAAGCCATCATCCTGGGTTCGCTTGAATCCAATGTCAGTCTCATCATCCGTCCCCAGATACGAGGTGATTGAATCATCATCAATCTCGTATGTCTGATCTTCATATCGATAGACGATGCATCCATGGTCCCTATCCTCACTTGGGCTGAGGTATCGGATAGTAAAGATGTCACCCTTAGTATCGAAGATCCGGGCGACAAGAGCTGTAGTCTTGCCGCTTGGGAGCTCTGTCAGAACCTTGACGAGCATTGTGCTAACTGACCAGAAAATCTTTATGCATCTACGATTGCAATGTTTTCACCAGCCTCATTCGTGAATACGTAGCTTCTGCGAATCCAGACATCTGTTCTGACCCGATTCTCCTGGAGCAAGTTGCGTATCGTGTGATTCATAATGTCTTCTGGTGGAAGATCCTCATCCGAGTTGTAATGGATCGTCAGAGTCACCTTGTCTCGTGTGTCACTCCTGCACATTGGGCACCTCGAGTCTCTCTCGAGCCACTTGTAAATGCATCCAGCGTGAAATGCATGCCCACACTTCAGAGTTGATGTATCATCACCAGTCCCAACCTTGTCCAGACACACTGGGCATGACTCAGCGTGGTTCCAGCACCTGTTCGTCCCAAATAGAGCTTGGCGCTTGCATCGCTGATTCTTTGCCGTCAGCCCTGTGCACCTACTCATTTTAGACTTTCAAATTAGTGCGTATATCTCTTATATCACTATCATCGTAGAACCCAGAGATGAAATCGAGTAGATTCTGGGAATAGGCAACTGTGCAAGTACCCTTGGGAACATGAGGGGGGCGTTCCATATCAACAATCAGAATATATCTGTTTCTCTCGCCATAGTTGAATGAGGTGTGCATCTTTGAATCGTCAAATGCTAGCCATTGGCCGTTAAGGTGCGGCACTACCCAGTTGTCGCATACACACCCACAGTTGTCAGGGACATCAATGCCAAAGTGGCATCGCAGGATATTGTTGGCGAGATCCCCCCACCCCATATGGGGCTGAATCACCTTATCAGGCTTCAGGCAGGACACGCTGACAGTCTTTATTCCTGGTATATCCTTGACAATCTGGTAAATTTCTGGACATAGATCCACACCCTGCTTACACCACTTTCCAAAAAAGTACAGTGGAAAGACGTTAAGAGTTCCATCAATCCATTCGTGCCACATCTTTGAATCCTTCTTGCGGATTGCCATCACCTCCGTAAGTATAGTTTTGTAGTTCTGAGTGACTATGTCAAGCTGAGGGTAGTGGCTGATGGGGAAAAATGACTCACTGAACTGCGGGTACTTTTGCTGAGAGCCGTCGGAAGTGTACACATCCATTAACTTAGAGTACTGAAAATAGTCGACTTTATAATTCGCATATCCTGATCATAGTCATAGGACACGCAAAATTTGAATGTGTCATTGTACTTTTCCCTACAAAACTCCACCAGAGCCTTGTCAAACTTGAAGTGTTCGAGAAACTCGAGAAACTTCCCATGGCTCATATTCTCGTAATAGACTGCACAGGTACCCTTGTAGGGCTTTTCAGCAAAGAACATTATGCTGTCAGGCTCTGTAAACTTCATCGGAGTTTTGATGAGACCATACTCATTCGTCTTCCGTATAATGCCATCCCGAGACTCTTCCAGTACAAAGTATGGGTATTCGTCATGAAACCTCTCATAGTAAAAGTTAAATTCGGATGACCCCTTTTCAAAGAATGACTTGTTGAGATCAAACGAAACAATGATGTAGTTGGTCCAGTAGAGTGAACAGTTCTTCACTGCTGGGTTGACACTTGGTACATCTGCCTTGACACCATCATGCTCTAGGACCAGGTGGTCCTTGCGCTTTGGATCGTAAGTGTAAAAGTAGACCTCGTGCTCGTAGCCCGTATCGTACTTTTTGATTGCATAGACAGTCTTTGGGGTGTTGAGCTTTGCGATAAACTCTCTGGTTTGGACATCAGCAGTTTGCTCGAGTAGCTCTGATCCTGGGACGTTGTGAGGAATCTCGATATAGGAAAGAGCCGATATGCCCATATAAAGTTACAGAACCTTATAATTATAAGTATGGATCTCAAAGCTCAAGCTGATATGTTCCGGATGCAAAAGCCGCTTGAGGAGGTTCCGGCGGAGTGGAATCTACTCCAGGGTATGAAGTGCCCTATGGCAAAGATGCCAATCTTCACCTGGTTCAATGATACAAATGCGGATTGTCTGGGTCGCACAGGTCTTTTTTCGCTCTACCTGAATCATGCGCCTCCTTATCCAGAGGTGGCTGGTGAGCGCGCAGGGATGGCATTTGGCCATTTCCTTGCAGTGCCTACTGAGCGAATCTACAATGCAGCAACCCTTCAGCCCGGTGATCAGAATCTGATTCAGCACATGAAGGACAAGGTTTGTGAATGGATGGACAAGAAGGAGTTTCGTACAAAGGTTTGCATTGCCATGACCAACAAGTACGTCGGTACACTGCCAGAGTGTCTACGTGACGGATTCATACGGGACTTGCGCATCTTTGAACTTGACACAACTGGTCGGGACATGGATTTTTACTTTCACGTACACCCCAACCATTCGGTTGGTCACCTCCATATGCACTGCCTAACTATGAATCTGCTCAGCCCAGTCTTCAAGATGCTCGAGTACAAGAATGTTCACGCAGACTCTGTGTATATCCCGTAAACACCCATCCGTACAATTTCTCTCGTGTCCTTGTCAAAGTCAAATGAGATAGAAGTGTACTTGTCAGTCTGAATCTCATCAATCCCAAACTCTCTGCAAGCCATCCGGAGCTGCTCAGGTGTTACAGCGTCGTAGTACAGGCCTATATAGTTTCTGTACTGTTTGTTTGCTATGAATATCGATTTAATGTCACCCAGACCATAATTGATGTACCGTTTGTTGAATATGAAGGGGCAGTCATGAGCCCTGTACCTGTAATAGTGATTCTGCAGTACATCCTGCTTTACAGAGTAACCATAATCTACATCGTCTGATAGGTACCCCACATAATAGTCATTTGTTCCATCCTCATCAATGGAAAACATGACAATTTGACCTCGTTTCATGTCTGGGTGTAGATTGCGCTGGTCGGGCGTGTACAGGTAGTAGTAAATCTCAAACGATTTCTCCCCCCTTCTATCTATTTTTACACCCCATGTAGGTGGGAGTGGGACTGGGTTGACTGTGACGCTGCCACCACCTAGTTGAAGGAACAGATTTCGACCCTCTATTGGAAATGGACAAGTTTGATATGAGAATGGCAAAGTGTTCATTGTATTAAAAGCTATTAGAACTTCCAGCGGTTGCCGCAATTCTTGCAAGTGACGTAGGTGGTCATCGGCTCGTCTGCGCTGCGCGTCTGCATCTGGTAGTAGTCAGTCTTCTTCGACTTGCACTTACCGCACATAAACTGGCCATCGTAGTCTTCATCCTTCGACTTGTTCTGCTCCATCGCAGCCTCTTTGTTCTTCTTCTTCAGCATCATCGCAGCATAGCGCCCCTCAGGCTCGATCAGATCAGGTGGGTTCTTCATGATATCCTTGTGAATGACACCGGCGCGATAGCGATAAGCCAGCTGATTCTCATACTGCAGCTCAACCTTGTCCCCAACCACCTTCAGGTCTACGTGAAACCCTTTGGTGTGTCGGAAGGAGCGCAGCATACCCACCGCCAAGCACTTGTAGAAGCTCACAAATGTGCGATTCTCCCATGAAGCCACCTGCCCAGACTCTTTGAAGTGTCGGAACGCACAGTTCTGGATAGACTTTTCAATGTTCGAGGGGTGCACCTTCTCAGTGAAGAACGGCTGGAACATGCCTCGGACGTGGGCGCGCAGGGCCATTCCTTGTTCAGGAGTTACGGGTTTATTCACTGGACCCCTGGACATCCTCAGTTATCAGGGTTCACACTTTTTAGTTAAACAAAAGAGGAGCTCAGAATGTAATGTCGAAGTACCCGCTTGTTCACTGTTCCATGTCTCGCTGGATGAACAGCTCTCCTGATTTATCAAATCAGTGTCCCGTATGTGACTAACGATTGTATATGTTGCGCTGAGCGCAAGTTGGTGGCCAAGATGCTGAGACTTGCCAACAAGGATGGAGTCAGCCTTGCTGGATTTCCTAGGTGGCTCTACAGGAAACACGGTGAGGTTGTTGTCTGGCGCGTCCTAGCTGACGGTAAGCCAGGACTGTCTCTCCCGTGCGTCCTTTGCAGAAAAACTTTGGATCGATATCATATCGAGTGGCGAGCTCATCTCGGGTCGACTTGGCACTCGAGCCGGGATGATGATACCCCAAAATCTAAACCCACCATCAAACAAATGAAGACTCTCAACTTTGTAGCTTGCGTGTAATACCCAAACTCTTTTCGAGGGCACTCTCCGCCCTCTTCAAAGGTTTTGTGCGCTTCAGCTTAAGCTCGTCCGGTTTGGTGGTTGTATCATTAATACTCTTCAGCTTTGATTCAGCTGATGCATGAGATACTACACCCTGGACCCGATCCTGGAGCTCAGCCATACCGACGCGACACGTCATATGAATCTGGTTTGGCATCTGAACAAATGGGGGATCTTTGCACCCACGAAACTCTTCAATTGTCATTGTACCCCCAAACACCTTTAGACATTGGCGCTTCGGAGCATTCGGAACAGGCTCAAGCTTCTTGTATACATCTCGACGCATAAGTGTAATGTACTGCTGAATCTCACCCCACCGCGAGGATGCCCTATCTATATTATATGCTCTCATACACCCCCAAGAACAGAATGTCCCCATCGTAGTAAACCTCTTAAGCCTATCATCGTATTTGAAGGGGAGATGCAATTCAGGACCTTCAAATGGATGGCAACACCACCAACACCAAACCTCAGACATGAGTACTGAGTCTACTTTTTCTTTAGATACTCAACCACATCCTTGTACTCTTTTTCAAGTCCGACAAAGTCCATCATGTGACCACACTGACTATGTTTCTCAATGTATTCGCGGAAACGTTCTGGTGAAGGACCTGGATTGAATAGAACCCAAGCACCCTCCTCGGGTACCCACGTCATCTTCTTGATGTATGGGTCAGTTGGCTGGGTCTCGTACACCTTGATGTCACCAGTACGGTTATCAATCCACATTGTATATCAGGGCCTCCTAAACTTTATACTTAGAGCATAGGGCTCTGGAATCAGTATGTTGCTCAGCATTGATGTGGGAATTAAGAATCTGGCCATGTGTGTAATTCATCCAGAGACGAAGAAGATTCACTACTGGGACGTTTCAGGTGTCCCTCCTATGCATGCGGACGGACTGTTCCCTTGCATGAAGCGCCATCTCGATGAGCGCTCAGCTCATTTTGGCCCAGTGAGAAAGGTTATTATTGAAAAGCAGCCAGACAAGAATAGGGGCATCAAGTCGGTGGAGCACTTTTTGCACGCCTACTTTCTGATTCATGACAAGGATGTTATCATCTGGGATGCCCGTCATAAGATTCCAGATGTTGTTGGGCCTGGCCGTGCTCAGTACATCAAGCGCAAGAAAACATCCATCGAGCGATGCCTGGCATTCATCACAGAGACAAACCCTGATCTCGTCCCGACATTCAACGCATCCAAAAAGAAGGATGACTTGGCGGATACTGTGATGCAGGCTTTGTCATTTGTGAATGCCAGACCTGTTGCCGTTGCAGAGAAGAAGACTTCAACGGCCCGAAAGCCAACTGAGAATCAGACTCGCACTCGCTACTCCAAGGCTAACTTGGCATATCTGTACAAGGCGGGTCAGACTGACACGGCGCGCTTCAAAAAGGATCTCGCCAAGTATTATTCGAATGTATCAGAACTTGTTAAAGAGTTTAAGCTCTCGAATGATAATGAATCCTGATGGTGGGTTTGTACGCCTGGTGGACTCTATGCCGCGAGAGAACCTAGACTCGGCTATAGTTCAGGCTGCACGGGTCTCCTACGGGCCTGGGACGAAGAAGACTTCAGATGACAGATCTCTCATTCGCTATCTGTTGCGCCATCAGCACACAACCCCTTTCGAAATGGTCGAGTTCAAGTTTCATATCAAGTGTCCAATTTTCGTGGCGAGGCAGTGGATGCGTCACCGGACCGCCTCAGTGAACGAGGTGTCTGCTCGGTACTCTGAAATGTCTGAGGATTTCCTCCTCACTGACGAATTTCGCTTTCAGTCGAGGAACAACCGTCAGGTTTCAGATGATCCATTCCCGTACGAGCTCAATGAACAAGCAAAGTATATCCAGAATTACTCATGCTTTGAAGCGTATACCGCATACCAGAAGCTTCTGAAGATGGGGTGTGGACGAGAGCTTGCACGCACTGTACTCCCAGTAAACCTCAATACTGAATTCTACTGGAAGATTAACCTCCATAACCTCTTGCACTTTCTAAAGTTGCGGATGGATGTCCATGCCCAGAAGGAGATTCGTGACTATGCCAAGATGATCTGGGATATCATCGAGCCTATGGTACCCGTAACGTGTGAGGCGTTCAAAGATTTTCGTGTTGGTGCCATTACCCTCACAGCCCCTGAACTCCATGCAATTATGGAGCGCCGTGACACAATCCCAGGTATTAGTGAGAATGTAGAGTTCCAGGAGAAAAAGAACCGTATTTTTTTGTAAATGATTAGTAATGGATTACATGCAACTTGCTGGAAAGAGGGAATATTCAGTTGCTTCAGTTGCGGCTGAGGCGCTTGCAAAGTCAGCGGCTGATGCGGCTGCAAAGTCAGCGGCTGAGGCTGCGGCTAAAGCTGCTGCAGGATCTGCTGCACAAGCCGCAGCCTCTGCTGCTGCGAAAACTGCTGCAGAGGCGGCAGCTAAATCTGCTGCAGAGGCGGCGGCAAAGACTGCAGCAGAGGCGGCGGCAAAGAATGCTGCAGCTGCTGCTGCGAAAACTGCTGCAGAGGCGGCGGCAAAGACTGCAGCCGAAGCGGCAGCTAAGACGGCAGCAGAGGCGGCAGCTAAGACGGCAGCCGAGGCGGCTGCAAAGACGGCGGCAGAGGCGGCGGCAAAGACTGCAGCCGAAGCGGCAGCTAAGACGGCTGCGGAAGGTGTCGCCAAGACGGCTGCCGAGGGTGCAGCCAAGAGTGTAGGCAAGGAGACTGCTCAGAGTGTTGCAAAGAAGGCGGCTGAGTTTGCATCCAAGAATGCTGGTAAGATTATAGCAGGTTTGACTGCAGTGGCACTTGGTTTGTATGCGCAGGATAAGTTCAATGAACTCGATGGTAAAAAGGTGGGCATCACTAAGACTGAGGCTGGCTCGGCTGGGATTGCATTTGGCATTGGAGCTGACAAGAAGATTGTCCTGATTACATATGATCCGGCACTGAATATTCGTAAGCAGGATAAGGTTACGATTGTTGGGTCTAAGACAACACCCTCGATGGATGGTGAGTATGATGTCAAGGATACCAAGAGCGATAAGGAGGTTGTAGTTGATGTAGGTAAGGATATTACCGCATACGCTCCAGGTGGTGATATTACTCTGAAGACTACATTCGAGGCTCAGGTGTTGGGGGCTATGGCTGATGCGGCTGGAACTGCCGGTGAGGCTGCCGGTGAGGTGCTCGAGGCTGGTGGTGAGGCTGCCGGCAAGGGTTTCGAGGGTCTAATGAAGGGTCTTGGTATTTCGATGGAAACAGTAAAGTATGTCGGTATAGGTATTGTTGTCATTCTCATTATATTCGTCATCTTGAAGTTGATGGCAAAGAAAAAGTCTGATTAGGTCCACTCGGCGTCATTTGCCATTTCGGACATCTGCTGCCCTGATGGGATGAGATCGGTAAGTGGTGCCAGACCGAATGCCTGCGTGAATGGGCTTGATGCAATTGAAAATACTGCTGCAGAACTTGCTATTGCGAGTGGATCTCCACTCTTCACTGCGCTACCGAGCTCCAGTGCTCGCTTGCCCAGTGTAGAGTTCTTCACGTCATTCTCCGATGTGCCCGGCACTGGAGCCTTGCGCTTGCGCAAGGTCATACTAAGGGAAGGACCCTCAAGCTTTCGCAGGTATTTATCACTCTCTATCACTGGCCGCTGGTAAAGGGCTGCAGTCGCACCATCCTCAAATCCTGCTGGTGGGATGTGCTCACAAAGTGCCCCATTAGGGCCTCCCACCCCACGGAAGCCGGTGGGGCAGGGTTTAGAGCACATACCCAGGCTGGTCTCTGTGCGATCATCATCACACTTCATTCTGGACACACCAGCGCCTCGGCTATAGACATCACTATTTGTGACTGGCCGCTGGTAAAGGGCTGCAGTCGCTCCATTCTCAAATCCTGCTGGTGGGATGTGCTCACATGTTGCTACACTGCCTGGAACTCCACGGAAACCGGCGGGGCATGCCTTGTAGCAAAGACCAGCAGTATCCTGGGTGCGACCATCATCGCACTTCATTCTAGACACACCAGCGCCTCTGCTGTACACATCGCTGCTGATAACTGGACGCTTGTAAAGGGCTGCAGTCGCGCCATCCTCAAATCCTGCTGGTGGGATTTGTTCGCATGTAGCTACACTGCCTGGAACTCCACGGAAACCGGTGGGGCATGCCTTGTAGCATAGACCAGCAGTATCCTGGGTGCGACCATCATCGCACTTCATTCTAGACACACCAGAACCTCGGCTGTACACATCGCTGTTGATAACTGGACGCTTGTAAAGGGCTGCAGTCGCTCCATCCTCAAATCCTGCTGGTGGGATTTGTTCGCATGTTGCTACACTGCCTGGAACTCCGCGGAAACCGGCGGGGCATGGTTTGTAGCAGAGACCAGCAGTATCCTGTGTGCGACCAGCATCGCAACCCATACGAGATGCTGATTCGCGCTTGTAGCGATCGCGAGAATAAGTTCTTGTGAATGTACGTCCTGCACCTCTGTCATATGTAGTTGGTTTGTAACTGGTTCCGCTACGGCATGTGCATGGCTCATTTATCCATCCAGATGGACATTTGCTTGAATCACACCCGTTCGAGTATGGTGGGCCAACGTAGCAGCAACCTTTACCCTGACTTCTTGAATTGCATAACCCTGGGCTCTTATCAAAACCGGATTTACAGTTTTCTTCGCATATAGTTACTCCATTGGAACCAAATCCGTCCCGGCACTTTGGATAGCAGAATCCTACACCCAATCCAGTACCGCGTTCTTCATTTGCGTCACAACCATCCTTGGCGCAGAAATCGACAGTTGTTTGAGTATACCCAGCATCGCAACTCTTGTAGCACCACTCTGGAAGTCCTGGTGGACTGGAATATCCTGGATTGCACTTCTTGTAGCAGACGAGTCCTATGAGATCCTCGTCGGCATTGCACATGGGTTTTGTGGGAACCGGATCGCGACCCTGCTGCATTGCGCGAGTACAAGACACAACATCTCCTGAAGTTGGCGGTGATGTACCTGGTGGGCACTGCTTCGCGCATGTTATGCCTGCGGGGCCACCTGTGCGATCATACCCTGGTGGGCACTGCTGAATACACCGAGTAATCCCGTCCGCATTGTAACCAGCTCTGCACTTGGGGTAGCACAAGAGACTTCCAGCCATTCCTAGTTCCTCGTCAGCATTGCACACGGGCTTGGCTGGAATTGGATCTCGTCCCTGCTGCATTGCACGAGTACAAGACACAACATCTCCTGAAGTTGGTGCTGATGTACCTGGTGGGCACTGCTTCGCGCATGTTATGCCTGCGGGGCCACCAGTGCGATCGTAACCTGGTGGGCACTCCTGAATACACCGAGTAATCCCGTCCGCATTGTAACCAACTTTGCACTTGGGGTAGCACAAGAGACTTCCAGGCATTCCCAGTTCCTCGTCAGCGTTACACAGGGGCTTGGCTGGAATCGGATCGCGACCCTGCTGCATTGGTCTGGTACAAGACACAACATCTCCCGGTGTTGGCTTGTTAGTACCGGGTGGGCACTGCTTCGCGCATGTTATACCTCCTGGGCCACCAGTGCGATCAGTACCTGCAGGGCACTCCTGAATACACCGAGTAATCCCGTCCGAATTGTAACCAACTTTGCACTTGGGGTAGCACAAGAGACTTCCAGCCATTCCTAGTTCCTCACCCGGGTCACACTTGGGCTTGGCTGGAATTGGATCGCGACCCACCTGCATTGGTCTGGTACAAGACACAACATCTCCTGGTGTTGGCTTGTTAGTACCTGGTGGACACTGCTTCGCGCATGTGAAACCCATAGGCCCACCAGTACGATCATAGCCCGGTGGGCAATTCTGGATGCACTGAGATGCGCCATCTGAGGAGAACCCATCCTTGCACTTGGCATAACAGAAACCAATACCGATACCGGTCCCCTTCTCAGTTGGCTCCTGGCACTTGTCTGAAAAGCAGAACAGGTTCATGTTTCCCAGAGTCTTGAGAATACGCTGATTACGCTCTACAGCTCCCAATACATCAAGCTTATTGAGGTCGCCAGCTGCATCTTGAGCCTTGTCGACTATTTTGTTTGCTTGATCAGCCAGGTATGCTGTGGGGTTTAGGGTACCTGCTGGGCACGGCTCATACATATTTTCAAAATCAAAGACGTTCAGAATACCGCGAACGAATGCTCTGCCGAAGATGGATTCGGCAATGTCTTGAGCCTTGCCAATCTTGCAGTTCTTTGTGCCAGACTTTTGCAGGCAGTATTCCTCAGTCAGGTCACAAGAACCAGTTGTCTCATTGTATGTCACACCCTTGCCCATATTTTCACAAGTGACTCGCATCAGGGATGGCCTAATCTCACATTGATTCGTTGTTGCATTCCACTCTATGTACGATGGGTGTTGTACTGACAGTGGCCAATTCTTACAGAGTTTAGCATCTGTATATCCACACTGTGTTCGACCAGGTCCAAGAGTTATCATTTTGCCATTGTTTGTTGTGCACAGAACATCAATCGCCTTGTCAATCACCTTGTCCATTTCAATGTTGCTTGTGATGAATTCAACCATTGCATCACTGTCGAGTGCCAGTTCACCTTGGCGCTCCGCTGGAAGATCCCTAAACTTTGACATTGCACCCTCAATGTACTCGTTGTTTGGAGCCTCCATCAGGGTGGTAATCTGCGTCGCCAGTGCGATTGAATAAGTATTTGCACCAGATTCACCTAGTTTATCGAGGGGGCCGTACAGCAGAGGATATCCAGCCCCAATCTTTTCAATCTCCTCCTTGAAAATACTGTCAATCTCCTTCTTCTGGTTCATGAGATCGTCGCCGCTCGTATAATCCTGGAACCCACCCAAGTTCAGAGAATCCATATAGCCCAGAGTTGCATTGAATATAAACTCTGCTGCGGCAACTATTGGGGCTGCTGGTCCTGCAGCTGCGGCAGTGGCACCCTTGGCCGCTAGCCCTGTGGCCACAGTTGTCGCCGCCTTTGTCGCCGCCCTAGTTGTAGCCTTAGTCAGCAAACGTGCTCCGAGAGATGCCATGAGATTGTCAGCCGAACTGAGTACACCCCTCAGCAAAGCCTTGCTACCCATTTTTGATGCACTTCGCGTAAGTGCCTGCGCAGCAATCTTCTTCAAGAGTAAACTCAACACCTTGTCTGACACCATATTGGCTGCAATGGTTGCATAAAACTGGGGATCTTGTGCCAACGTCTTGGCTATATTGACGGCTGATATGGTTGCTGGAGTTGCTGGAGTTGATGTGGTTTCTGGAGTTGATGTGGTTGCTGGAGTTACGGTGGTTGCGGGAGTTACGGGAGTTACGGGAGTTACGGGGGTTATGGGAGTTACGGGGGTTATGGGAGTTATGGGGGTTATGGGAGTTATGGGAGTTTCTGGAGTTGTTGGAGTTATGGGAGTTACGGGAGTTTCTGGAGTTGTTGGAGTTGTTGGAGTTGTTGGAGTTGTAGGTTCAGCCTGTTTTGCATCTTCTTCAGCTGAAAAACTGAGATCGACAGCATCCTGAGCCTCAGACTTTACCTTAGCAGTTTCGACTGGCTTGGGCTGCTTTTTCATATACATCCGAACCCCTATAGCTATTGCAGCTAGTAGGGTAAACAGCAGTAGGTACAAACTACCATCTGCCATCTAATGTATAAAGAGATTTTTCTACAGTATGACATGGAGAAGTACCTGAAAGAAACTTCATTGTATCATGAAGAGATTTCAATAAAATATACTAATGGTGGGGTAAGCGCCAATAGGATGAATTATGGATTTGAGACGAATAAAGTTAAAGATCTACAAGAGTTTCTTATTGAAAAATTGGGCCCTGAGAGATACAACAAGGTTATTAGACATTTTAGACGTGAGATTAAAGAGCCTCGTGAAGATGAATATATGATGATTGGGAATTGTGAAGGATCCTATGAGGTGTACATAGAGTATGAGCTTGGGGGAAAGTCGTACGACATCCAGAAGGATACTGAATTCTTTTACTTTGCGCAGAACCCCGATGACTTTGGTAAAGTTTATAAATATCTAGAGAATGCACTCCCTGAAGTCCTCTTTGATATGTTGAATAGAGTCTTGCCAGAAAGAAAGTGTAATACTCTGTATGCAAAGCATTCTCCTCTTCACAAGTGTGTCTATCTATTTCGACCAAAGATGTTTCCTCAAGTCAAGTTTATCAAAGAGCTGCTGATGAATGCAGCAAAAGTTGTAAACACTGAACGCGTCGATCTAGATGACAGTATGTTTCTTTCTTATATAGCAATTGGTATTGCAGCGGATAACTCCCCGGAGCTCGCCTATTACTTTAGGCGGGAGAGATCTCAGCGGGAGGTGAAACCTGCTGGATCTCAGTAGTTGTAGGTTCTGGAAGAACTTTTACAACAGGACTTGGCACCTGTGCTGGGGCTGGTGCGGGTGGCTGTTCGTTCATTGGTGCGGCAGCCTCAACAGTCTTCGCCTTCCACAACTCAAACTCTTTATTGAGCTTCTCATATTCATTCTTTTCCTTTTGTTCAAACTCAGCCACCTTTGATTCATTCCCTGGAATACCCTTTACAATTATCATTTCGGCTGACATATCACCCGCAGCCTTGTTAAACTCGGCTGAGAGTTCATCTGAATTCATGTACTCAGTGTATACTGGGGCCTTGTATCCACTCTTGCGCTTGAACAGCATCCAGAGAATAACAATAGCCAAAACAAGCCCTAAAGCCAGTCTCCACATTTAATACACGGCAATATTAAATGGATGCCATAATAACGAAACCCTTTTTCGATGTTGGTGGTCGGAAGTACATCTGCCTGAGAATCAACGAAACCGTGGTTCAGGTGAAGGTTCCATTCAGGTATAACCGGGTGATGTGCCGTGTGAACGGGCTGAGGCCCGTCCAGGACTTGGGCACTGGTGAGGCTGTCACGGTGGTTATCGAGAATAGACGCTGGGACGGAGATGTGTTCCCAGTACTAAAAGAAATCAGCTGCTCTGATAAGTATGTTGAGTAGAACTGGGTATATTACAAAGGACCTGCCAGACATAAAAAAGGAGCTCACTGTAAGACCAATCGAGAATGCTGTCGGAATTCGACCACCCTCCTTCAAGGTGTTTAGATGCGACACAAAGGGGAACATGTGCGTACCAAGATATTACGGAACTGAACGATTTGGAAAACCAGTTGATAAGCGCCCAGATCCAGCACGAGCAACAATCAACTTTACGGGTAAGCTACGAGATCAGACGCGCCAAAATGAAGCAATGGATTGCTTCAGTCGGACGGAAAGTGGTGGGGTTCTTTCGCTCCCTTGTGGGTTCGGAAAAACCACAGTTGCACTTGCGATTTCGGGAAAACTGGGAGTTAGAACAATGATTGTTGTCCACAAGGAGTTTTTGGCTAATCAGTGGCGTGAGAGAATCAACCAGTTTTGCCCTGGCTCAACTGTCGGTATAGTCCAAGGTGATCGCTGCGAGCTCGAGTGTGACTTTGTGATTGCTATGATCCAGACTATGTGTCAGAGGGAGCACCCAGTTGGGTCATTCGACTCGGTCGGTCTCCTCATTGTTGATGAGGCTCATCACATAGGGGCACCAGCCTTTTCCCAGTTTATGTTCAAACTCTGTCCCAAGTACACTCTTGGTCTGACTGCAACACCCGAGCGAAAGGATGGTCTGACTCGCATCCTCTACTGGTTTTTGGGGGCTTCCTTCTTCACGGTGGAGCGGGAAAATCAGCAGCATGTCGAGGTTCGGAAGCTGTCATTCGACTGTGAAGAGTTCAACTCTGGGCCACCAATCAATCGAATTGGAAAGGTGTCACTAGTTGATATTGTCAACTTGCTGGTGGGCATTGACAAGCGAAACAAGTTGATTATGGACACTGTAAAGGAGTGTCTTGCTGAGGATCGCCGTATTCTGATTCTGACTGATCGCAGAGGTCACTGCTTCGAGATGCATGAGGCTCTTCCAGAGTCTGGCTTGTACATTGGTGGAATGAAGGAGAAGGATCTCGAAGAGTCGAGTCGGAAGAAGGTGATTATAGCCACCTTCAGCCAGGCTCACGAGGGTCTCGACATTCCATGCCTTGATACGGTGATATTGTCAACCCCTCACTCTGATGTGAAACAGGCTGTGGGCCGTATCCTGCGAGAGACCAAGGGGAAGCAGAACCATCCAGTAATCTACGATATAGTAGATCATTGGAGTGTGTTGTTTGCGATGTGGCAAAAGAGACTGGCAATGTACCGCCAGTCTGGGTTTCATTGTGAGAAGGAGCCTGAACAAAAACCTCAAGGGTGTCTGTTTATTTGAACCCATCGACGATTGCCATGAAAAAAACTCCTATGACAAAAAACATGACGAGATAATTGCATTCCGTTGCTTCACCAACTAGACCTGACTTGTGAAGCACCGGTTTGTATCTTGTGGGTGGCGGACTAAAGTCAACTGGTGCATATGATAGCATTTAAATTAGAGGAGATTTTTATAGCGTCACCTCCTTCTTTTTCTTGGTGGTTCGCTTGCGACCAACCGACTTGATTGTCACATCCTTTGTGTCGGATGTAATCGATACAATGTCCGAGATGTCATCGTCTGAAGGCAGCATCTGAGCTGGCTGAGTTTCGCGAACAACTGGGCGAGAGTTGGCTGGGGGTGGTGGAGCCATAAATCCAGTCATCAGAGAGCCGAGATCGATACCTGGGCCACGCATCTCGCGACGGCCATTCATGTCCCTGGGAGTTGGTGGGCGCTCACCCCCCTGTGTGTTCTGGGCTGCAGTCTTTTTAATGGCATCCATCATATTCTGAACCAGCTGAGGGTTGTTCTTGAGTGCGTCACCACTCGAGATTCCAGCCTGTTTGAAGATGGACTTGCTCAGATGGAACATCATTGCTGAGCCACCCACCATCATCAGAAGCTTAATCTCTGGTGCCACCGCCACCTTATTCTTGTACTTGGCATGCAGCTCCTCGAAGACTGTGTCATAATCATCCACATTCTCCATCATATTCTCCGACCAGCCATCCAGCTCGAGGTCGAATGGATCAAATTTCTTGTTCAGAAACTCGAGACCAGTCACGCAAGCAATCATCACCCGACGAGCCACCTTGACTGATTGGTCAGTCTCAATCTGGTACATGATACGCTTGTACTCTGTCCGAATCTGCTCAATGTCCGAGTAGGTGGACAGCTTGCCAGATGTCTTAAATCCCTTCTTCTCGAGGCGTGCCAGCTTATTCAGCAGGTCCGCCTTTTCATCCTCGATGGATGTGTACCCCTCGGAAGGCTGTGGGCCCATCGGCATACCTCCACCCATACCACCTCCGCCCATACCTCCACCGGGCATCTCGAATTCGTCTTGAGGTGGCATACCTCCGTCCCACTCCTCAGGGGGTGGTGGAGCCCCACCGACTGACCGCTTGGTCGGGTTCATAAAGGCATCCATTGAAGGATCCATCTCGCCGTACTCCTCCATAGGAGTTTGAGGCATGGTCATCATGGGTCGCATTGGGGGACGGTAGGGTGGAGGCTTTCTCACAGGGGGCTTTGAGATGGGAATCGTGCGCTGAATGTCAATTTCATCCAGCAGAGCCCGTTCGTTAGCATCGAGTTCCATCGTCAGCCCAGTATCCTTAGTTACAACTACGTCAGTCATCTGACACTTTATAAGAAATGAAGCGACTGGCTTTAACGCAAAAATAATGTCGACTACTAACAAATGGCTTTGCTCAATCGTCAAAAGGTGACGATGATTACATACGTTTTGTTTGCTCTGCTGTCAGTCTGGCTCCTGTCCAAGCTGATGGGTAAGAAGAGCTATCTGTATGATCAGCGCCGTCTGCGCCCAGTGGACATCGGCGCCAAGTACACTCAGGAGGGTGACCTGTTCAGCCTGCCCTACAAGATGGACTGCACCCCAGGCATGATGTCCAGTACATCGGCAATGTCGATGGGTCTGACCCCAGGTGGCATCTGCGGTGACCAGGACCTGGTCCGTAAGCAGATGAGTGAGTACAGCATCGACAGCGGCATCGGCGGCGGACTGCTGGAGAAGTTTTAGATTCAGATAGTAGATGGAGTATCTCCTGTATGTAGACTCCAGAAATCGAGACACATCGTTGTACCCCTCTGGGAACAACTACGTTCTAAACTTGGTAACACCCATACGGAATGTATCACGTATAGAACTCATGTTTGCAAAGGTCCCAAATACAATGTACAATATCAACACCCCTAGATTCCTGACATATTCAAACTCTGTATCATCATCCAATCTCTATTTGCCACCGGGATTCTATTCTGCGGATCAGCTGTCCAACACTCTTACGGTTTCTAAGAATGTCCCGACACTGACAACGAATGTACTGCCAGCAGAAGGGAAGCTTCTGTTCATATCAACAGACTCTACATTTTCACTCACCCCACTCACAGAAGAGGCAACAAGGCTGACGGGCATCACAGGAACTCTGAACTCGGCTGCAGCCTCCACCTTCCCCGAGTATGCAAACAATACTGTTTTTAGCGGAAAGTACCTCATCAAGTCATCAAATGTTATCAACACATCGACGAATGAGTTTGTGTTTCTGGATATCGAAGAGTTCAGGACAACCAGAACTCATGATGCTCGCAAGATGGTGACAGTAACGTCTACAACACCCTCTGGAAATACGATTGTTCGACAGACTACCGAATCGCCTGGGGTTGAGCGAGTTTTTGCCATGTTCCCTATGGATGTGGATCCAGGCAAGTTCAAGGTGTATGACTCGAATTCTGACACGTACATGAGTGCCGACTTTCCTCAGCGAATCCCGAAGGTGGCCAAGCTGACTGTTCGATGGCAGGATGCATACGGGAATCTGCTGTCATTCAATGGTCTGGAGCAAAACTCGTTCCTTCTCAGACTGATATGTGATGAAACTCCCGTCACACTGGAGCGCCCAGAGGGTCTCCCCTCACCGGTTGAAATTGACAAGGGCCCGGATCAGAGAAGAATGGTTATCATTGCAGTTTGTGCAGTACTTCTCATGGGACTACTCGTAATTTCTTTCATGAAGAAGAGTAGATGAGCATCTTCAATGGCACTCAGAACTGTCACTCGTCAGACGTGGGAAACAATCAGGTAGTTTTAGGGTCGGCAACATCGCTCGATGCATTTGGCCGCCTCAGAGTTAGTCAGCCTTATACCCTCTTTGACTCGCACCAACATTATCAGCTTGACAAGTCTTTTTCTTCAAACGTAGCTAACAATGGTACCATCACGTACATGCAACAAATGTCCGCCTGCAATCTCATGTGTTCCAACGTGCTTGGTTCGTTTGCTGCACGGGAAACCAAGTATGTATTTACTTATCAGCCGGGAAAGTCTCTACTCGTTATGGCGACATTCGTCATGGCTCCCCAATCGGCTGGGCTTGTCCAGAGGGTGGGATACTTTGACGTGAATGACGGTATATATGTCGAGCTCAGTGACCAGTTGTACATGGTGCGCCGAAGCAACTCTCTTGGTACAGTTACAAATACCACAGTAGCTCAGTCTGCATGGAACACAGATCATCTGGATGGGTTTGGTCCATCAGGAATTACGATCGACATGACAAAGAGTCATATTTTTTGGACGGACATAGAATGGCTTGGAGTTGGCTCTGTTAGGACAGGATTTGTAATTGATGGTAGATACATAATATGCCATGTTTTCAACCATGCAAACTTTTTAAACTATCCATACATGACTTCGGCTATAAATCCGGTGCGCTATGAAATTCGAAACACAACAGGTGCAGCTCCAGCATCAAATCTTATGCAAGTTTGTTCTACAGTTATTTCCGAGGGTGGATATGATCAGCAATATGCCCTGCACTCGAATATTGCATATTTGAGTCGAACGATGACTGTTGGTGTGTGGTATCCTCTCATGTCCATAAAATTATCCAACGGGTTTTTGGATGCGGTTGTGCAGATTCGTCAAATCGAGGTGGTGTGCACTACAAATGATACTTTCCAGTGGGCTCTATGGAGCAATGTCACTTCAGGTAATCTTGGCAACCCGGTATTTGGATCTCACATCTCGAGTGCTCAAATACAGTTTAATGGCAATGCAACATCCTTTACAACAACAACATGTGATCAATTTGCGAGCGGTATAGTAACTGGAACTAACCAAGCTTCTGGAGGTTCAGTAATTGAACTGAGCAAGTATTTTTCTCAAATAGGCAGAGACTCATTCACAGGTACTTCTGATATTATTACTCTCGCAGTTATGAATATCAAACCGGGAGGCTCGGCGGTGAATATTCAAGCGTTACTTTCTTGGAATGAACTTTTCTGAGTATAATATAGAAATGGTGTACGTCTACGCCGATTCAACAAACAGGGACACAACACTGTACCCAAGTGGAAACTCGTTTACGCTCCACTTGACTACACCCATCCAGCAAATTGTGGCTGTCGACCTCGTCTCAGCCAAGGTGCCAAACTCATTCTACAATCTAACCTCTGGGTCGAATGTATTTCAGATCAACTCAACCTTATTTTCACTTTCTCCAGGCTTTTACTCAGCATGTGGACTCGCCAAGTCAGTCACTGATTCAACCGGTAAATCCCATGTGACTGAATTTGTGGCTGATCAGGGAAAATTCATCATATCGTCTGTGGGAGCTTTCACCTTTGAACCCCTGACATCCGAGATTCAGAATCTTCTTGGTATGACGGACAGTGTTCACACGGCTGTTTTAGGTTCGAGCATCCCAGAGTACACAAATGATCCATATTATGCGACTCGCTACATTGTCAAGTCTGATCGAGTGATTGATCTTTCAACGAATGAGTTTGTGTTTCTGGACATTGATGAGCTTCGTTCGGTCCAGATGGTAGACTCCAAGTCTCTCGTTTCAGAGACGTATGCCGGTACAACTATTCGATCCACTTTTGGCATGATTCCTATGGATGTATCGTCAGGAACAATCAAACACTTCAAGGAGCAGACTGACTACAGGCTCCGCATCACCTTCGACACACCCTTGAGCAAGATTTCACGTCTGACGATTCGATGGATTGACAAGGATGGCCAGATGCTCAATTTCCAGGGGTTTGATAATACAGCATTTGTGTTGAGGTTCGAGGTGAACGAGCCCAAAGAGCCTCCACCAGAGCCAGAGCCCAACTTGACGGAGCTCGAGGTGAAGCGACTCGTAGAGTCTATGCTCCCACCGCCCATGCCTGCACCCAAGAGGAAGATTCCTCGCATCTTCCTATATCTCGTGATTATGGCTCTTTTGGGGATGGGCATCAAGGTGGTATTCTTCAAGAATAATGTAACAGTACAGTAGGCATGCCATATTCGGCAACATACGGCATAGGATATGGAATCGGTGTCACTGAATTGGTGGTACAGTCGAATTTATACTCGTCTCAAGCTGCACCCCTCACCAACTTTCTTGGAGGGTCGCTTCTTAAATCAACCCCAATCACAGTCACAAACTTTACATCGACTGGCAACTCCATTGTCACCACAGGCAATATGACCATGACAGCACCCCCCAGTCAGACTGACTTTTATGGGGGATTTACTGGTAACGTAATCAATTGTTCTGAAATTGTTGGAGGTAACGTCATTGGCCAGGTTTTATCTTTGAACAGCATCACTGTGGGTTCAAACGTCATAACCACCGGTAACATCATTGCACTTGTTTCAATTGCCAACCGAGTAAATGCATACACCAACCTCATCTCAGCCGCAAACATATACACAGGGACATACATAGGAACAGTGACTGGTCAGTCAGTGTCAACCCTTGCATCCCTGACGGCTCTGTCAACTCTGACAGTGGGTGGGAATCTCATAGGTAATGTACTTACAACAGGTACAGTGACTGTGACGGGCCAAGTGACGGGCAATATACTCGCAGGCTCAAACACTATACAAGCAACTGCGCGAAGTGCAACGTTCAACCAGTCGGTGGGTAATATCACAGTTCAGGGTTCGAATGTCTCACCCTTCCGGACTGCTGTTATGAATGCCGGTACACTTGTCGGGAGTATGACTGGATACTCTAACAATATCACCACTTCGGGTGACATAACTACGGGGCTAGGCTACATAGGAGCCTTCAGGGGTGATATTATTGGCAGCGGACAATTCATAACCAATGAGTATGTGGGAAAGATCAGCTCTCCAGTCCCCATTTCAGCATCCATCGTAACAGGTTCGGTGTCAGCCAACTCTCTGACTGCCTACACAAATAATCTGTCTGGTTCTCAAATCTCATCCAATACTGCTCTCATAGGAGAAATTAGATCGTACGCAAACTCAGTTGTGACTGGTTCACTCACGGCCAGCCAGGTTTTTGTCGCAACCATGTCCTTCGCTGATCAGATTACAACATCTGGTAATGTCACAGCTACAACACTCATAGGATCCTTCACTGGATTGAACGTCATCACATCTGGAACCCTTACAAGTTCTGGTGGCAACCTTCTGGGGAGACTGATAGGTTCGAATGTTGTTACCCTATCGGACTCTGTTGTATCAAACACAGTTACTGGTACTATAGTTACGTATGCGAATGTCATACCTGCCACCATAGTCACCTCCCCGAACATAACTGCGGACTCTATGGATACCTTTACAAACACCGTCACGGTTACACGAGTCTCTGGGAGCTTTGTTGGTCCAGTCTCCACAACTGGAATAGACATCTTTTCATCCGGTTCTGTAATTGCAAAAAACTTTATAGGGACTATCGATGCTGGATCAAACAGTATAATCACATCTGGAACTGTTCTCACGCGAGATGGAATCGAGGGTAATATTAACACGTTTGCCAATACCATCTCTACACAGGGTCTTATTACCGGTACATTCTTTGGTAAGTACGATGGAATTGGGCCAATCACGAGCAATGCAGCCATTACAGTCTCTGGAACTTCGAACCTCTTCACTCTGACATCGACCGGAACAATGTTTGTTCAAGGTACCATCTCTGGTAATTACACTGGCGCAGTGCAGACATTCGCCAACAGTATTATTTCAACCGGAGGTTTGAGTGGAAATCTTATATTCTCCCGGATCACCGCCTACCAAAACTCGATCATCAATGATGCGGGCATCTCATATGGGAAGAATATGCTCAAGTCAAATTATGGAAATGTAGCAAGTTATTCAAACTCGGCCCCTATTCTAACATCCATCGCACACTACTATTCGAATGTACTGTCTCAGCAACCCTGGTGGTCAACTACCAGTTCACCCACAGTCTCATATGTGTACACCCAGGGGCAGACTGGATACCCTTCATCTGTTCTCATGCCTGATGGCAGAGTTGTTATGGTACCAGGTGCCTCGAAAACTATAGGTATTTTCGACACAAAGACAAGCATATTTTCGAATCTGATTCCAACAGGTCTGACTCCACGTGCAGCGGGGTGGGGGTGGAACTCTGGGGTTCTCCTCCCCAATAGCAACATAGCATTCATACCAGGAAGTAACAATCATATAGGCATATATAATCCTTATTTAAACACAATCAGTCTTGGCCCCTTGATTGCAGAAACTGACGCGTTCCGTGGTGGTATCCTTTTACCAAATGGTAACGTTCTATGTATCCCATATAACACGTTCAGCTTTACAGAGTTTGACCCCAACAATCCTTCAAGAGCTCTGAGGAATTCGGTGATTGGTGGTCCAGGAAACCCCCCATATCAGTTTTCTGGTACTCTATTACCCAACGGAAATGTCATATGTGCACCCCACAGTGGTAATTTTGTATTGTATGACTATCGTCGACTCTTACCAGCCGTTTCTACAAATTTGAACACTACCTTTCTTGCAAAGCATTCAGGATCTGTTCTCCTCCCAAATGGTAACGTTCTGTGTGTTCCGACGGCGAGTGGGTACCGACTGGGTCAGGTGTCACCAGCTGGAGTATACTCGAATACGGTGAGCAGTGTATCTGGTAATGGATCATACCAGAATGCATGCCTTCTCGGACATGGCAAGGTTTTGTTCGGTCCAGGAACTGGGACGAACATCGGAGTGTATGATATTTACTCGGACACTCTTACAAACATTTCAATAGAGGCTGGTTATGGTGGGATTACTGCCCTACCAGATGGAAGAGCAATCCTCGCACCCAATACATCGTTGTTTGGCGTAGCATTGGTAAGCGGTGTGACTCAGCTGAACGAGCACCTGAGCACGAGCTCGTACTTTAATAAGTTCTAATAACAGGATGCCATATTCGGCACGATATTCACAAGAATGGGGTAATACATTGTACACATCAGGAGTTGGATACTTTCCAGAAGTGTACAGTGGATCAGTGTATCCCATTTTGATTCCAGGATTAATGAGAGTATCGGATGACGTATTCACAAATGAGCTTGGTAGGGCCGGTGTATATCTGACTTCAGGTGGGATTGATGCTGGTGTAAACAACATCTCAGTACAGTCAGTCACGTCCATGCTCAACTCTTGCGTATACTCGAGTAATATCACTGGCGCGACTCTCAACCTTGATTCCGCATTCACAACTGCCAATCTGACTGGTACATTCGTCATCAGTAACAACGTCAATACCGGCACCAATCTTCTCACATCAAGCGCTGATATCATCATCAGCCAGAATGTCAATACAAACAATCTCATCAGTAACGTTACTCTTTATGCGAATAACATGATTGTGGCTGGTAATTTCCTTGCCGGTACCATAACTACAAACATTTTCGCCTATCAGAATCTTATTCAGACAACCCAGATAACGTGCCAGACTATGATAGGTGATGGTAGAATAGGGTCTAATAATGCGGCATTCTCTGGAGTGGGTGCGTTTGGTTCAGCTTATGGATCATTCATATTCAATGGAGATGTTAGCGGCAACAACTTGACAGCTGGTGAGGTGAGACCTTTTTTCGTCAAGGGCTATGCCAACGCATTCACAGTTGGGTTATCACTGGGTCCGATGCGCGGAGGATTTAATGCCGGCTCAAATAGCATAACAACAACAGCACCCGTCGGTCTGATTGGCCAGTTGGCGGTGGCGAATGCTAGAGTAGGGTCTAATAATGTTGTATCGGGTGGTAAGATTTTCGCGAACAATTTTATTGGTGGAATTATTGGATCTAACACCGTGACTTCGCAGGGAGGTGTATCAACCAGTGGCGAATCCTTTGGGAGTGTCATTGCATACGCAAATAATATAACTGCAAATGGTAAGTTTGCCGCAACTCTGTTTGTAGGAGCTCTGGTCAATTCAGGACTCGATGTGAGTGCCACAAATGTTTTTGCACAAACCATCAATGCGGCACAACTCAGAGGTGGGTCTAATCTGCTCACCATGGCCGTACTATCATCTTCAATGTCCGGTACTATGAACTGTGGCTCAAACAATGTGACTCTATCGACTGGAAACGTCATTAGCCAGAGTTTTTACGGAAACGTATCGGTGGTGAATATGGTTGTTAGCAATGTATCATCATCAAATATTGTGGGGCGGATTATAGGCTCGAACATCATATCGGTCGACAACTTCAAGGCGTCTAAACTCATCGGTCAAGCAGAATCTGCATCAAATATAGTTACAACAGGCACCATCTCAGCCCCACAGTTCCAAGGCACTCTGCAGCTCTTTAACAATACCATGTCTGCAACTTCGGGTAACATTTTTGTCGGGTCCCGCATATTTTCTGCAGATGTTCAGGGGTATACAAATAATTTTACCGTAAGATCTGTATTGGCCGGAACTATAGAGGGGCCAGTCCTCGTATATACAAACACTATTTCATCCCCGTCTCTGTTTGTTGGGGGAAATATAATTGGCCCAATGAACTGTTTCACAAATACAATTACTACGTCTAATCTGTTTGCTAATAGATACACTGGTCAAATCACATCCGCCAATATCTTTTCGGATGACATCTTTTCATCACTTTCAATCGGTCCAATTAATAACACTTCAGGTATCCTCTCTACAGAGGCTAACATCGTAGCATCTGACATGTTTGGTGGTATACTTGCATACAACAACGTCATCTTCACTCAGAATACCTTGACATACGCATTCGATCAAACTGACATGGGTATCTTCATGCTCCCGGACACGAGCAATGCGTCAACTATAGGCAGGTCTTTGTCGCACTACATCTCGAATGTCAACTCTGCAGGTGGCTTCTGGTCCGCTTCACCCACTCCCAAGGTGAAATTTGAAGCCTCGTCAAATGGTTGGTCTGGTGGAGTGACTCTCCCCGATGGGAGAGTCCTCTTCATACCTAAGAATACTGATCGCTTTGGCTGCTACAATCCAAAGCTTGGAATATTCTCAGAGCTCACCCCTAAGATGAATGCAGTATCACTTGCTAATATATCTGCACTGATAAAATACGATGGTGATACAACAGTAAATTATGGACTACTTAACACTGGCACTGTCATAGGCCCTCCTCTTCAGTCTCTTCAGTTCCTTGTCCCATTCAACGGAAGTCCAAATGATACCTTTGGTGGAGTTGTACCTACAGTTACGGGTTCTATTTTATACAACTCAATTACACCCAAATTTGTACAGAGTGCCATCTTTAACAATACTGTGACTGCAGGCGCAGCAGCAAGCGTCTTTGCAACATACTCACTCCTACCTTCAATCACAACACTCACATTCACTGGTTATACTGTCGCATGCTGGTTCAAAATTTTGCAAGCTCCTGGTGGACTTAATAATTCAATCCGTCAAACAATATTTAGATTTGGAGGCACTGGAGCATCAGGATTTCTGTATCTCTACTACACACAGAACAATTCAACATATGGCACAGGTTTTCTAGCTGGATACGCAGTCAGGGATATTGGGCCATATTACGAAGTTACTGGCAATCGCCCAGCTCTGACGATTGGTGAGTGGAATCATGTAGCGTTCGTAGTAAGCCCTAGTTCCGGGTCAACAACAACTGGAACTCTGAGACTGTATTTAAATGGTGTACAGCTCGGTTCGACTTCCGCATATTCACTTCTTATGAATTCATTCGTTCCGACTGTTCAGATTGCGGGGCAAGCTTTCAACGGTGAAATTGATGATTTTAGAATCTATGCAAAAGAGTTCTCAGCTACTGAAGCTCTGAATCTGTACCAGTCAACAACCCCTTATAATGGTGCTACTGTCCCCCTCTATCAACCTGGAATAATTGATAAATCTATTTATTTTTCAAGTCCAGAATACTCCATCAATGCCGGATTAGTGTTCTATACAACATTTGACGGCATAACAACTGATGTCATAGGATCAAAGACTGCTACAATCAGCGATCCTCTGAGTGTTATAACATACAATACCACTACAAATGCCAAGTTTAACCAGAGTATACAAATTTCTAATAATATAACGAAGATTAATCCTGATGGCACCATCAATTATTCACTTTCATCTCTGGCCATCACATCGAGTGGAGGATTTACAATTTCATTCTGGGGGAAACTCTACGCCAAGCATACTGTTTCTCTTTATGGGTCTCTTTTTGGCTGGAACACAACAAATGCAAATCCGATGTATTTTGACATTGCAGAAGGGTTTGATGTTGGTAACGGTCTAGGACTCTTGGGGCAGAACGGCTCACCCACTCCAAGCTCAAACACCACTACTATCATAACAGGTGCGGATCCAGTTCTCAACTTCTGGTATCACTTCTGCCTCACTTGCAGTACATCCAAAGTCATGACTCTTTATATAAATGGTGTAGGAACATCGGCTACTCTACTTAATGACTTTACTATGAATAACATGTGGCTAGGCAGATCTGGTTCTGGAAACACAAAACCTTTCTCGGGTGAGATTGATGATGTGCGAATATACAAAGCTCGCGTATTTACTCAATCAGAGGTGACAACTCTGTTCCAGACTAATATCAAAGGATATACAGCCCCATATTATAATTATGTAACGCACCAAATAGCATCTGGGCAGCAGCTTAATATCGGTCCCGCAGACAACGCGAGTATAGCATTTTGGTTCAAGGATGCTGATAATCTTCCACCCAATAATCGCCAAAAGTGCATCTTTGCATTTTCAAATACAGCATCAATTTCGAACAAGCGTGCAATGATCATGTACTATGGCTCCACCCTAGCAGGTTCTCAATACTTGACAACAAGCTATTACATACCACCAGCAGCAACCAGCTCGAACGTCATATCCAATGTTCTTACAACTTTTACGCGTGATCAGTGGTATCACATAGGACTGACTTTTACGGGAGGGACATCAAAATTGTTCATCAATGGAATTCTCCTAGATACCAGAACATCACTCCTGAACGATTCGTTCACCTTTAGATTTACGAATGCCAACAACAGTCTGTGTCTGAACTTCAATACCAACAACCCTGATGAAGGAGAGTCTGGTAATCAGACGTACGATGAGTTTAGAATATATAAGCGAGCTCTGAGCGACACGGAAATGTTCCAACTCTATCAGACTGGCAGCAATTTCATCACCCCTGGAACCGACAAGTGGGTTGGGGGTGTCCTACTACCAAACGGAAATGTTGTGTGCATACCGAGCACAAATGCGTATGTTGGAATCTATGATCCCTACAAGAACATCATGTCTCTTGGTCAGAATACAACTGGATTCAATGGTGGTGTCCTTCTTCCAAATGGTAACGTTATGTGTGTCCCTTCATCAAATTCATTCATAGTTGAGATTGACCCTACAAAGCAATCTCCAACTGCAACATTGAACATTTCTCACGGATCCTCTGGGGCGGCTCCATACTGCTTTGGCGGCTGTCTCCTCCCAAATGGCAAGGTTGTACTCGCGCCAGCAAGTGGCAACGCCATGATCTATGACTACCTGACTCGATCAGTAAGTAACGTGTCAGGATACACAACAGGCACTCTCAAGTACTCTGGGGCTTGCTTCTCACCGACGGGTGATATTATACTCGCCCCAGGATCAAACGCTGTGGCGGTTGGTAAAATTAGCCAGAGCGGTTCATTCTCTGTGGCTGCATCAATAGGTTCTAATTTATCAACTGCGTGCCCACTCGGCAACGGTAAGATCCTGTTTGGCACAACTCAGAGTACGGGTGCAGTATTCGATCCATATACTGACACTCTGACACCCGTTCCTCTCAGTGGGTCATATTCAGGTGCTGTTCCTCTTCAGGATGGCCGAGGACTCCTCGTGCCAAACGGATCAATACTTGGTACAGGTCTACTGATCGGTCAGACACCCATGACGGCTACAGCAGCTCTTAGCCCGTATTTAAACAAATTGTAATAGTAGAATGCCTTACACTCAGATTTACAAGGCGAGATATCTGGATGGATCGGTAGGTTACCTGAATGAAACATCAAATGTTCTTGTACCAGGGTTTTCAAATGTTCTGATGAACTCTCCTGCATACATAGGTGGTATTGACAATTTAGACATTCCCTCCACAGAACTGAACTTTATAAGTATGAGATTTACAGCACCAACAACCTTCAGAACATCTAATATCGCTCTAACTTCAAATATTATAGCTGGAAATCTGTACGCCTACACCAATTCTATAACATGCTCTAATATCAACTTCATCAACTACATCGGAACCCTCCAGCCCTACGCCAATACAATGTCGACAGGTAATCTGATTGTCGGAGGGTCTTTGATAGCGAATGGTCTGAGAGGAAGTACTTTTCTAGTCTCAAATGCACAAACCCAGTCAAATTCATTCGCCTTTAAGATGGTTGGTGCAGTCAACACGTATGCAAACAATATACTTACGGTCAACGTATCAACTGGCACCTATATCACATCTGGAATCACTGGATCTAACATAATAAGTGGAAATATAGTTGCTTCCACTCTGACATTGGGACCTCTATTAGGCTCGAACTCGGTTACAACAAGCGCGCAGATAAATTGCAATGTTCTATTCGCAAATGTGACGAGTAACATGATTACATCACCGACCCAGGGATTTGATGTAGGGTTATTCGTTGGTAACTTTACACCATATACCAATTCGATATCTGGGAACATAATTACAGCAAGAAACATCGTGGGTGGACCTCTGATGAGCTATACAAATTCAATCACATCAACTACTATCACGGGTGGTAACGTCCTAGGAATAGTAAGCACCTTTACAAACACTATTACTAGTACAAGCACCCTCTCAGCTGCAACATTCGTGGGTGGGTTCTCAACCACCAATACCATTGTAACAACAGGGACTGTGACCGGTTCGACGAGTCTTAGAGGCGCAGTTCTTGGTGCTAATACTCTTTCGACCGTGAGCACCCTTACAGCCACAACCCTGTTCGGTGCAATCAGAGCATTTGCGAATAACGTGTCTGGTGGAAGCACCACAGCGAGAGAGTTTAACGGAGCTCTTAACACATTTACCAACAACATCTCGGTCACGAATGTTTGGGCTTCGAGTCTGACGGCTCTGAATCTTCTCGCAGACAAGTCATTCTCAGCCAATCTGATCACCAGTAATATAATTGGCCCTATTGTATCTTACGCAAATACTGTTCAGACGGGATCGACTGCCATTGCTCAGAATTTTGTAGGTGACATAAATTTGGGGAGTGGTCCACTCGTCTCACAATCGACTTGTAGCGCTTCAAACCTTATAGGTGGAGTCACCGCCTACTCCAATGATATTAACATCGATCAAACCCTATATGCTGGGACACTCATAGGTAACGTAATCGGTTCGAACAACATGGAAACCACGGGCCTGTTCAGATCTGGTGCATTGTATGGAGGCGTGACAAGTACAGGCTATGTAAGAACAAATGCAGACATGTCTGGGACTCAGCTCATCGGAGGGATTTCTGGATCAAATACTATAACAGTAAATGGAGATGTCTCGACATTTAGCGCAAACTTTATAGGTGATGTGTTCTGCACGAATGTATTTACACAATCCATGATTGTTGGAGCACTCTCAGGGAACATCAGATCGTTTCAGAATAGCATTAGCACTAGCAGCTTCATAGTTGCATCGAATGTGCTTGGGCAGATATTGTCCTACGCAAACACAATTAGTACTGAGACGAATCTTAGTTACGGTACTGACTTGGCACGGTCTGGTGTCTTTCTCAGACCTGGCACGAGCAACTCTATATACATCAACCAGTCTATAACTCACAACTTTAGCAACTCGTATTCGCAGCAGATGTGGTGGTCCACTTCTAATAATACAACCCCCTTATCGTACTACTCTACAAACGGGCAAACAGGGTGGTACGGTAGTGTACTCCTACCAGATGGCAGAGTATGCTTTGTACCCGATACAGCCAGATCAATTGGATTTTTCAATATCCAGACGAATACATTTTCGAATATAGTTCCTGGCGGCGATGGAATTTCATCTCTCGGTGGGGGGTGGCGTGGGGGTGTTCTCATGCCTGACAGTAATGTAGTATTTCTACCCTACAGCAATGCATTTATGTGCATGTACGATCCAAACACTAATATTCTGAGAAAGCGCCAATCACCTCTCCCAGGTAGATTTCTTGGTGGCTGCCTACTTCCAAATGGTAATGTTCTGTGTATACCGAATCAGATCGGTTCTATTCTTCATGAACTGAATCCATATGCAGATATTGGGGTGGAGCAAAAATTTATAGGCGTTGGTAGCGGATCATTCAATGGGTGTGTTCTACGACCAGATGGTACTGTAATTTTAATACCTGAACAAGACATTTTTGCGTTCATATATCGCTACGATGTAACCGCATTCAATAGTCTACAATCCATTCAAGGTTTAGCAACTGGACCAAACTATTTTAGGGGTGCGGTATACCTTCCAACTGGGAGAACATTCATCATTCCTGATCTTTCAAATTATTCATACTATATATCCGGGATAACACCATCGGAAGGTCCCGGTATAGCGGGATCTTCGTGGGGGTGCTTTGCTGGAAATGGCAAGGTGGTCATGTCCACAAATGGAGCATCTGTGACGGTTTTTGACATTTACTCTGAACAATTTTACAGCGTAGCCTGTAACGCTGGTTATGTTGCACCTGTTGCAACTCCGTGTGGGAGAGTTGTCTTCTCACCACGGACTGCGACAAGTGGGGTGATGGTAATGAATCTGCATGCGCAGATTCCCCCTTGTGTGGCATTAAGCCCTTATTTCAACAAATTGTAAATCTAACGGGTCACTGCGTACACTGCTGGGCCTGGCTGAGCAATGTTTGCGCGAGACACACGCTTGGTCAGCTGGTACACAAGGATTGCCAGGATGGTGGTGAACAGAGCACTCAGCACGTAGTAGTTGGGGTTGTTCTTGTTCACGCTGATCACCATAGAGATAAGGTAGCGAACCACATCCATCCATGCAATTGCGCTGGCGAATGCAAAGCCGGCAACAACTGCATTGAGGGACTGGGACTCGACCTGTGAGGCAAAGTCCATCACAACTGGGGGAAGCTTGGGCAGGGAATAAGACTCGGCAGACATTTAGTATCTACATAGAAAAAAGTCAGTCAAAAGGTTCCTCTTCCTGGATGATTTTTGTAAACGTCTTGGTGGGTGGCTCTTGGATCTCTTCATCCTCGGGTTCCCATTCACAGTACATCCTGTAGTCATAACCTGTAACATCCTCAGGAATCCACTTTTTGTAATTATTCCCTGTGTAGCCTTCTATTTCTTCATTCATTCCCTACTTTGTCTGCACTATTTTTTAGCAAGCGCTCTGCTGGTGTATCTGGTACCCACAAACTCCAAGTGTCAAAGCACTCATTCATCTTCGAGTAAAGATCCTCAGTTCCTTCATATCTAGTAAATGGCTCATCCGAGTCATCCACCACATCCAGCTCCTCATCTGAATCAGAGTCTTCGTAAATCTCAGGGTACAGAGTGCCAAGTTGTTTGCCGGTGACGTGGCGGATAGCAAATTTGAGGCCATACTCCACATCCTTGTCCGTCACAGTGTTACGGCCACACGCCTTGCAGTAATGAGCCGCCAGGACGGTGGCCGACTCCATAACGGGTAAAATTATATCATTCACAGCATCCATAAAGTTGTCCTCCATGTATATACATGGTGAAGATTTCCTTAGTTATAGTAAATGAGCGAGACGCTCTACTACGGCGGGAAGAATATAGCTGGCCTGAGTAATGTCACAGCGTCAGCCTTTTATGGTACATTCGTCGGCTCAGCATCTCAGCTGACAGGCATTCCAACAGGCCCAACAGGACCTATTGGCGTTACAGGCCCAACCGGGTTTACAGGCCCCACTGGCTTCACTGGTCCAACAGGCCCCACCGGGTTTACAGGTCCCACCGGCATCACAGGCCCCACCGGCATCACAGGCCCCACCGGCTTCACTGGTCCAACAGGCCCCACCGGGTTTACAGGCCCCACAGGCCCCACCGGGTTTACAGGCCCAACAGGCCCCACCGGCTTCACTGGTCCAACCGGTATTACTGGTCCCACCGGATTCACAGGCCCAACAGGCCCAACCGGCTTCACAGGGCCTACAGGATCAACAGGGTTTACAGGTCCAACTGGTGCAGGATACGGTCCATACTCCACTCCTGGAGCTACTGCTCTCAACACAACTGCTGGAACAACTGGAGTTGTAATACCACTCGTTTCCTTCACTGTAGCAAGTTCAGCGTTTACCTTGGGTCAGAAGATTCAGGTTTATCGAGACTCTGGTACGTATTTTCAGGCTACAATCACCACTATAACAGCTGCTACAAGTATCACAGTAACAATTAATTACTCCACCACATCAGGTTCACAGACTGGAACTTGGACTGTGAGTTTGGCAGGATTGGTGGGCATAACTGGCCCCACTGGACCGGGTTACGCATCTCTCACATCGTCAACATCAATAGCAAATTCGGTTGCTGCTGGCAAGGTCTTCACCGTCCAGACCAACTCTTCATCATCTGCATTCATTGTGGGTAACCGCATCAGAATCATCAATTCAGCCTCCAACTTTATGGAGGGTATTATTACGGCCTACTCCGGAACTTCACTTACCGTCACAACAGACTATGCGGTGGGTGCCGCTGGTCCATTCACTTCATGGACCATATCCTTGGCTGGAGCTTTCGGTACTACTGGTCCGACGGGTATTACTGGTCCGACGGGTATTACTGGTCCGACAGGCTTCACAGGCCCTACAGGCTTCACAGGACCAACCGGACCAACTGGGTTTACTGGTCCGACGGGTCTTGGTTATGGACCATATTCAACTCCGGCAGCCACATCATTCAACCCAATTATTGGCTCGGCAAACACAATCGCTCTTCAGTCTTTTACGAATTCGGCATATGCAATCAATCAGACTGTTCGTGTATCAGCAAACGCCACAACATTTTTCGAGGGTACCATTACGTCACAAAACTCTGGAACAAACATTACAATTACAGTCACTTACAAAACCTTTGTAGGAGTTCAGACTGGTACATGGAGTGTTTCTGTTTCGGGAATAGCTGGCTGGACGGGTCCCACTGGTATCACAGGACCAACCGGTTTCACTGGCCCAACCGGTATTACTGGGCCAACCGGATTCACAGGTCCCACCGGCCCCACCGGGTTCACAGGTCCAACCGGTATAACAGGCCCCACAGGTATTACTGGTCCGACTGGAGCAGGTTATGGACCATACTCAACTGCTGCAGCCACATCTTTTAATCCAGTAGTTAACTCGTCAAATAATATTACAGTTACTTCACTCAACAATTCAGCTTTAGCAATCAATCAACAGATTCGAGTATCAGCAAACGCCACAACATTTTTCGAGGGTATCATCACTCTCATATCTGCTCTTACTATTACTATCACAGTAGCGAACAAATCATTTGTAGGAGTTCAGACTGGTACATGGACTGTTTCAATTGCTGGGGTGCATGGTTTCACTGGCCCCACCGGGTTTACAGGCCCCACAGGCCCCACCGGCTTTACTGGTCCGACAGGTATCACCGGACCCACCGGCATCACAGGCCCTACAGGCTTCACAGGCCCTACAGGCCCC